GACCAAACAATGCACATCTTGTGCTAGAGCCATTTCCATGGTATCGTCATTTACCCTAGTTGATCGTCCTTGCTTGAGACGAACCACGATTGGACGATCAGTATGTTTTTTTATTTCATCTTGTGTTTGTTGCAACCATTCTTCAAGATTGATATCATATAGGTTTAAAAGTTTTTGACTGGGCGGTGCCAACAAGACGTTGGTTCCTGGTCTAAATTTTGTTAGGCCGACTCCGGTGCGTGCCAATCTGTCACCAGGTCTATCTATAATAGGACCAAAATTTTGCACATCGTTTTTGGTAATCCTGTGATACAGTTTGCGTTTGCCGTTGCCAAAGTATCCTGTATCCATGTAATAAAAATCTCTACCTGCGGTGCGGCACCCTTCCATTTGTTTGCGCTTGGTAATACCACGCAACACTGCCGGAGTCTTGTTGTTTTGTTCTTTTTCCCAGGTTGAAATTTGTCCACCTGTGCCTTGGACAAAACTTTGCAATAGTGGATCGTACATGTGACCTTTTCTTTCGTATCTGTATTCACTATCCAGTGCCACAATCTGATTGACTGGTACAGCCGCCAATTGTTGTTGCAACTTTTCTAGAGTAATACCATAATACACACCCTCGGGGTCCACACGATATTTCAATATGTTTTTAAATATTTCTTGAATCTCAGGGACTGTTTGATCTAACACATGTGGATCAGACAGCGGTGGCAGAATATATGTTGATTCGTCTTCTTGTTCCCAATCTGTCATTCTGGCAACCTTTGTTGACAATAATCAGTGAGCATGCGTTCTCGATGCCACTCGTTGCCTTGTGGCGTATCAGCAAACTCGTGAAAGCATGGAGTGCCCAAGGTATAATGCAAGAGCTTGGCGTCGGGGTTTGGCCCGTATTCATCGGGCAACCAATTCCATTCTGGTGGTAGTTCACCAATGCGTTCATCAAGTAACCATGAAAAGCGATGTAGTTCAGCGCCCGTAGCTTTTTGCACAAATTCAGATGTGAGTTTTCTATTGGGATGACTGTTACAATTCCACAGTATCACACTTGACCAGTTCTTGCGTGGATAATCTTCGTTCTTGGCGCCAAGATACTTTTCGGTCATACGTGTTTTGTAATCGTGCTTGACTACCATAACATCCTTGTAAGAATCTCGCAGTTCCCAAAGTTCCGCAATATCTCCGCGTACAATCATGTCGCCGTCAATGAATATTGCCCAGCCTTCGTATTGCATGAGATGTGGCACAAGGAATCGTGTGTAGATAAAGTGATTGCTGCCGTCTGTGTGTGTTTCACTATAGTCTCGAAACAAGTTCAGTGCCACTGGCACAATGGCCACTGGTTGGCTGCTGTTGCGAATGATTGAATTTACACAGGTATGATATGCAATGGCCTCGCGTGGATCATATCCTACAAAAATTGGAATTGGTTTCATTTGCGTTCAATGTCCTCTTCCACACAATCTTCACCAAACTGTATTTCAATTAGTTTGAGTGGGCGATCTGTTTCGTTACACAGTTGGTGCCATTCATTGCGATTGATCCAAGTAGATTCATGCACAGTCAGGTGATCTTTGACATCTCGGTCTGTGCTGGAATCTAATGTGTACACAGTGGCTTCACCTTCGGCCACAAACCAAAACTCTGATCGTTTGTCATGTCGTTGCATGCTTAGACAGGTCTTAGGGGCAACAGTAAGTTCTTTAAGTTTGGTGTTGGTGCCAACTTCGTGTAGCACACGATAGTACCCCCAGGCACGTGATGTCTTGGGCTTTTTCCACTCTTCGAGAATCCATGAACTGCTATTCTTTTTGTCTTCGCCACCTATGCCAAACACAAATTCTAAATTGGCATCTACCACATCCATTTCGGGAATGTTTTTGTTAGTACGATCACCACCATTGGCAAATACCAACGTTGCGTCAGGGTAGTGTGCTCGAACTTGTTTAATAAATTCTTTAGCCGAGTCATCAGCATCGTCAAATGTGTACACTTCGTCTACCATGGCAAGATTGTTTATAACACACAATCGTTCTGTCCATGGCATGAATGGCCGACCTTTTTTGCGTGTGAGCCATTCGTCTGAATTAAGCCCCACAATCAGCATGTCGCCCAAGGTGCGGGCTGCTTTAAAATAAGCAATGTGTCCAGAGTGTAGCGGATCAAAGCCGCCGGTTACAAGTACAATTTTCATGCAGGTATTTACACCTGGATGTCTTCCATGCCAGCAGTTCTTAGCCGTACAACATGCCCCATTTGCCACTGTTTGGTATCCAGGCCCTTCATGATACCCAGCCAACGATTACGTAGGTATGCTACTTCGTTGATTATGGTTTCATAATCAATCACTTCATCTTCGCCATCTACATACTTTTCAGCATCACGTGACGTAAGCGCACGAGCATAGCCTTCCAGATACTTTTGGAAGTGCTTTCTGCGGATCTTACGCAGTTGGATATTGAGAAAGTTCAACACAGCTTCAATTTCTTGAAGCTGGTTGTATCTAAACTCAGTAATGCCAGGAAGTGCTGTGATGTTTTTTTCAACAATTCCAGCAATGCGGCAGTCTTTTTTAGCGTCAGTTATTTCACGCTCGTAGTGTGCTATAAAATCTGGAATAGCATCAAGATTAGCAACTACTCGACTATACCACATTAATTTTCCCAGTCGTCTTCGTTGGGGTCCTCTTCTTCAGGATCTTCGTCTTCTTCGTCTTCTGAGTAGTCTTTGTCGTTATCAAGATATGCTGTAAGTGCTCGTTTGATATCTGTATCGCCTTTGAAAGCGTTACGGATGTCTTCCACATCACTATCATTATCCATTAGAATCTGAACCACAGTTTCTGCTGCTTCATTGCGGTCAACTGTGTTTACATATCGCTTGAGCTCACTCCAAATTTCTGCTGCCACATGTTCACTCATTCTGCTTCCTCCTCGCCGGTACTTACCTCTTCCTTAATGTTTCCGAAGTCTTTCATCACAGTATCAAGACAATTGTCATCGTTGCGTTCCCATCCTTTGCGGAACTTCTTGATGATTTCACCTTGGCTTGTGGTGAACACCAGGCTGTTGCCTTCTTTCTTGAGCAGGCCTTTTTTCTCAATCAAGTCAGTAAGACCTGAGTATGGGCTCATACCTGTTGTGTAAGGAATCTTAACTTGCACACCTTCAAAAGGTTTGGCATAGCGTGTTTTCATTACTTTGCAACCAGCACGGATGCCCATGACATCAGTAATCTTGTTGCCGTCCTCGTCCTCTTTCAGTTTCATCTTCTTCATGGCCACAACAATTGATGAGGCGTAAATGAAACCTTGACCGCCGCTAATTTTATCGTCTGGGTCAAACATATCCTGGCTTGCGTATGTGTGATTGGTACATACCAATCCCACGTTGTAACTACCAAACATGTTCACACAGTTACGCACCAAGGCGGTGAGAGCTTTGGGTTTACGTCCTAGATCACCCTTCATTTCGCCTGCATCAAACTGGTTCACATCAGTGGGCGTCAACAACATGCCCAAGGAGTCAATCACAAACATGACCTTGGGACGCTCGCCATCTGGCAGGGCCTTGTAGTCACTCATGAATGTGGAGATAGTTTTAGCCACATCATCAATCATGGCCATACTCAACTTGAGTAATTTGCTATCACTAGTGTCAACACCAAGTGCTTTGAGCCAATCTTCATCCAGTGCGTTTTCTGAATCAATCAACACCACAAAGATACCTTGCTCTTGTGCGTTCTTCACAATGTTGCCTGAACAAATATAACTCTTACCTGCACCCGAGTCACCAGCAAACACAGTTACCTTGCCCAGCGGAATGCCACGGTTAAAGTCTCCTGAGATTAGGTAGTTTAGTGCGTAGTTGCCTGTTGAGATCCAGTCTGTTGGATCATTAAAACCAATCGATAGGCCGTCGATTGATTTGGTAATTTCCTTACGAAACTTACTTACATCAAATGGTTTTCCCATGTATCACCTGTTATAAAAATAGAAGAACACAAGAGGTTGCCCCCTTGTGTTGATGCAGAGATTACTGCTTGTTTTGACGTGCGCGGATCATGGCCAAGATGTCTTGAGCATTGCCACTTGGCTTGGCCGCTGTGACTGGTGCGGCTGGGTT